CTTAGCTTTAACTACATTGTCTGCTCCTTTAGAACGTAGAATAACTCTACCTAATTCTATTGGAGAAGTAATCTTACCTTTATGTTTACATCCATCACAACCTTCAGGACGTAAGCCTTCAAATTGTCTACATGTATGTGGGCCTGGAATAGCACTAGCTTTTGCTTCTGTCCTAGCATAGTCATAATCAGGGTGATGTTTAGATATGTTGTGGATTGCTGACTCAGAGTCTTCACAGTAAGCTGCAATAGATAAACCTGAACGCCATAGAGGTTCTTCTACTGTTGATTGTTTAGTCATGATATGAACTAACTGCGCGCAACCATCTTCTTTACGGCAGCGTTCAATAATCTTCATAAACTTAGATGAATTGTTTCCTAGTATAGCTTTTGTAGCTTCATCTAGTGGACGTTTAGCTTTAGGTTTATCGGTAAGATGTATAGGTATAAGACTTGCTAACTCATCAAACGGAGTAGGTGTGCCTTGATTTAACACAGTTACATCTTCAGGTTTAGCTACATCTTTATAGTTCTTTGTGCCTGGAACTCGTAGGATACGAGCCATGTCAGCAGTGCAAGCACCATCAGCTTTGAGTCCATGTTTAGCACATAGAAACTTTAAACCTTCAGCAACGGGTTGCCAAATAGCCTTATCAACAGGTTCAGTAAAAGGCCAATAACAATGGATACCTCTACCTGAGTCTACAATAGTAGGAGCAGGAAGTTGTGTTGTATCTGTGAATGAACGTAACGCTACAAGTGCTGCGTCTTTAGTTTCATAGTCTTTCCATTTACGTTTCTTTGTATCGAAACCACAGTCTATATCTAACCATAAAATACGTTGTTCTTTTGCATTTATTTTCTTTCGTTCAGTAGGTTCAACATATGTTGAACATGCAAAGTAAACGTCTTGCTTATCGCTTAGTAATTTATTTACTACTTCAATTGCTTCATCTATGGAATTTATAAACTTAGGAACTACTACATTTTGTTGGTCTTTGCCGAGGACACAATAATATCCTTGATCAGGCCATACTTGTTGTAAAAATTCTTTTGTTTGCATTTATCTCTCAAAATGTTGTGTTGCTAAAATAGGTGGGGCAATATTATTTGCCCCGAGGTATTACTTGGTAAGACTAACGATTAATTCTTTAATCTTTTGGTCAAGTTTTCTTGATGGCTTTGCTTTACCCGAAAACCAATCATACACCGTTTGACGTGAAACGTTAAGCGCTTTCGCTACTTGACTAGCAGGGTGTTTTAGTGATATGCAGACCGCACCTAAAAGTGTCCCTGTAGTCTCTTTAGCTTTAGCGTTTGCTTCGATAACTACTTGGGAGTAACCACGCATGATTACGCCCAATCTGATACTAGATCATCTAAACTAACATCACCTTGATCTGCTTTAGGTGCTGCTGGTTTTGGTGCTGGTGGAGGTGTAGGTTTCTCCGCTGCACGAACTGTTGGTTCAGGAATATCGTCTATTACTTTTAGTACTGCAGGACGTTGAATAGGTTGTTGTTTCTTTTGTTCAAACTCTTCACCATCTTCATCTTTGTTAACGTTTACTGATAAAGTAATTGCACGTTTAGCTTCTTCTGATGTTGACTTCGTGGCACATGCTGCATACTCGTCATCATTAAGAATACGAATAGCTTTGAAACCAATCTTAGTGCTTGATGAGTCTTCATCAAAAGATACGCGTGATACAACAGACATTAAATTCTGACCATTAGCACGAACGTAATCTGTATATTCGTGTAGTGGTTTGCAATCTTTTGTACCATTACCAAATATTGATTGTGCAGGTAAAGTCATTTGATATACATCACCATTCATATCATCAGCACGAACTACAGCAACACGTCTACTAAAACGACATGCTTTAGTTCCGTTAGCGCCTGAGCCTTTAATATTTTGTGGGCATGATAAACAATTTTCTGCTTGCTTTTCTACAACAGCTTCATCAGGTTTTTGACTATCAGATGTCCAACATGTTGGTGGTGGCATCTTTTCACCAGGCACATATGCTTTAGAGAAATACATTCTATGCACGTGTGGTGATGCATTAACAATAACTACATCGAGTGCATCTTGATTTGACTTCTCAACTTCTTTGCCATTAACCATTAATCTAAATTTACCGCCACGAATAGATATACGTTTAGCAGTTGTTGAACTACCTGTTATATTTGCAGTAAAGCCATCATCTCTACGAGTATGTGTTGCTACTGCGGTGCTACCAAATACGTCTAATTCTGTACTCATACTTCCTCCTTAGTTCTACTTTTAGTTATTCTTACTGTGTATTCACTTGTTGCTTGTAAACCTGGTGGTGCTTTGTCAGGGTTTTGTTCTAAAAACTCTTTAACTGTCGATTGAACTAATCTCTTTTCAAAGAACTCAGGCATATCATTTTCTTTTATAAACTTGTACATTTCAGGCCAATCGCTTGTCCAATATCTTGTACGTAAAGTTCTTGATAACGTTCCAACTTTAGTTTTCAAACTAGTTACATTAAGTGTTCTGCATGCTTCATTTAAAGCTAAATCAACTTTGTCTTTCTGAGTTTTAATTTCAGTGATTTGATTTTCTAATTCATCAATCTTATCTCTCATATTGACAGAAGCTTGCATCATTTTTTCTATCTTATTGTCATCTAATTCCATATTCTCTCCTTTCAAACATTAAGGATATTAGTATATCACAACTATTTACTTTGTCAACTTATTTCTTTATCAATTAAATGCCCATAAGTCAATATCACCCAATAAGCAAATTTTAATAATTCTTCAGGGGATGCACTATTTTTCATTACGTTAGCTTGGTGGCTTATGATACATATATTTCCTTTTACATATCCTTTTGTATTATCAATTCTATCTATTGATAATGAATATAATTGAGGACCCTTTAAATATAATCCATCAGTTTTAGTTATGGGTATACCTAATATAGGGCATTTTTCTGGTATAACAATATCGGTTTCATCAATCGTAAAATCTATATTAAATTTTTTAGCTCTTGTTTTTGCTCTGGTTAATATGTTTCTTTCAGGAAATTTGTTTTTCCATCTAATACTGTTAGCTACTAAAGTTTTTGAATTTTTAGCTCTGTATTCTTTTAAATACTCTTTTTTTTCTGCATAATCTTTAGGCATCATTAAACTCCTCTTTATAAAGGTCTACCAATTTAACATGGTTATCAATTTTTCCCTGCAACATCTTATAAATTTTTTGTTCAACGGGGGAGCCTTGTAGGTGGACTACAGTCATCTTGTTTTTTTGTCCAGCCCTATCAACCCGAGCGCAACATTGAATATAAGTTTCAACCGACATCACAGGTGACCAAAACACAACTACGTTAGCTGCGTGGAGGGTAACGCCATGTGATGCAGCTTGAGGTTGGATCACCAATACTTGTGGGTCTTTTTTTTCTTGAAAATTCTTGAAAATTTCTGAACGATTATTCATAGATACATCGCCATGTATTGCAGCGCATGTGATATGGTCTTTATTTAACTCCGTCATAATCTTTTCAATACTATGTCTAAACGGGCAGAAGATGAGAACTTTGTGGCTGGCTTCTTCAATAATTTCTTTCAGAGCCGTCATGCGGTTAGATATATCAAACTCTATGACTTCTGACTTATCTGAATAGATAGCCCCTGCACTTACTTGTAATAGTTTAGTAAGCATAACCCCTGCGTTGACCACAGTAATTTCTTCGCCTGAAGCTTCCATATACATATCTTTCTTAAGCTTCTTGTAATACTTATCTTGTTGTGGTGTGAGGGGGACTTCACGAGTGGTGTAAAGAACGTCAGGCAAATCTAAACATTCTTCTTTGGTATAACGAATGGCAGGTTGTAATGTTTTAAATACAATATCCTGCGCATTAAATCTAGGCACCCAGGTGAACTGGCTAATTTTTTGCATGACCATATCCTTAAACGTTCCTGCATATTTTGGGACGGATGCGGGGTTTACAAGTCTAGCCAGTCCATATGCGTCAGCTGGTGATTGAGCAGCGGGTGTTCCTGTCATAAGCCATAACCATGTCTGAGGTGTTACTACACGGTTTAATGACTTCCAGCGACGTGTCGTGACAGTCTTGACATAGTTTGCCTCATCGACAACTATCAAATCAAAACCGCCCGATTTAATTTCTTTCTCTACTATTTCTATACCATCATAATTTATTATGACTACATCTGTATTTTCTGCAAATACTTTCTTTCTTTTTTCAGCGCTACCATGAGCAATACCTACCGACCTATGCATAGCTGTTTTAAAGAAGTCCGCTTGCCATGCAGCTTGCATAATAGATAGTGGGCATACCACTAACATGCGTCTAATCTTACCTTGATTCATTAGGTAGTCAGCCGCCCATATAATAGCCGATGTTTTACCTGTGCCTGCT